AGTCTTGACGGGCAGCCACCCGCCAATGGACAAAGTGGCCTGATAGCTGCCCGCAGCCTGCGTGCTGGCCGCGTTGCGGGAGCCAGCGGTGCGCAGCGGCTGCACATAGGCAAAACGGGGCAGGGTAAGGGTCTGGCCGGGTTCCAGCAAAATTTCAGCAGGCAGACTGTGCCACAGCCAGCCCAGCACCGCCAGCGCGGCCACCAGAAGATAAGCTGCCGCAATGCTGCCAGCGCGGCGTAGTTTTGATCTGCGCATCGGCAAAAGCCCCTTTCCGCCATGGAAAATGATACGATCGTCCGGCGATAGTATGCGCTGTGAAGGGCGGAAATATCAATGCAGTGATTGACTTTTGCCGCCGGAACTGATACTATATTAAGGCGGTTTGGCCGCAGCTGCAGAATAGAAGAATACGCGGGTATGGTGGAATTGGCAGACGCGCAGGATTTAGGTTCCTGTGCCGCAAGGCGTGTGGGTTCGACCCCCACTACCCGCATACAAAGAAAAGCGCGTTGGTTCGTACAGAACCAGCGTGTTTTTTCTTATCATGGTAACACTTTTGGTAACACTATTAAGTTTTCAGACTGCTCTCACCAGCGCATTATACAGCATTTCAATGAACTGTACCGCGCTTGGGCATCCGGTCAGCGGATAGCCTGCCAGCTGCTGCACATACTCCGGGTTTGTGAGCCATGCACCTTTAGCTGCCCGACGGACAGCGCTTTGAATCGCTTTTGGCTCACACCTTCTGCGGTCGGCGATAGGGGTATAGATATCTTTCTCCACGGCCTGCAGGCGGTCTTCCTGCTCACAGACCAGCTCAAGACACTGGCACAGGATACTGTAGGCGCTCAGGTTACGTGTAATGCCCATCGGGCGCAGCAGATCATTGACTTGAGTGGACAATTCGGAAACAATCATAGTTGACACATCCTTTCTTTGCGTCAACTCTAACCGAAAAACACTTGAAATTTGTTAATTGCGTCGATATACGTCGTAAAGCGTCGAAACACGCCAAACAAAAACAGCCCCGAGGAACCGTCAGGCTCCCCGGGGCTGTTGCTATACTATGATTTTGTTGGCGCTACAGAAACGTCACATAGAGGTCTTCTGGCTGCGCACCTGCGCTTCGATCATCGGCTTCAGGTAGCTGTCGAGGTCGCCAAAGGTCTCCTTGATGAACGTGATGGTCTCCTGCGTCAGGGCTTTCTTCGCTGCGGTCAGTGCGCGGTTGTAGGCAATGCGCTGCGCATCCTCGTCGAACTTGTCCTGTTCCTTCAGGGCATCAACGTAGGTCTGGTTGACATACTGGACGGCGTTGAACACCGCGTTGGCGGCATTCTGGAGACAGGTCTGCGCAAACTTGTTGTTGATGTAGCCGTTTGCAATGCTGACACCCTTGTTCAGGCCCCAGCCAAAAATGACGGTCATTGCGGGGATGCAGGCAGTGAGTGCGACTTTCAGAAATTCATTCATAAGAGCTTATCCTTTCTGCTCGGTTTCCGAGCGCTGCTTTAAAATGTCCACAGCCTTGGTGATCGCTGCCGGGATCGGCAGTCCCATCAAGCCCGCGTTTTCAATGATGGAAATGGTCTCGTTACAGATAAAGCCGATTACAACGGCATCCCGCACAAGGGTGGAACCTATCACGGCATCCAGCCTGCAGGCCACCAGCACGATCAGCAGTGTTTCGCCCTTGCGGCACAGGCCCTTCCAGCCTGCGCGGCTTTCCAGCGTGCCGCTTTTGGTCTTGGGGCTTGCATGGAACACTCCTGCCACGATCAGCCCGGTGATGTAGTCGATGGCCATAAAGATGATGAGCGTCTGCAGCGCTGCGTCCCACCCGCCAAACAGGCTGGCAAACGCAGCGCCCAGCGCACCCACCGCCATGCAGAAATAATCTTTCAAAACGTCACCCTCCCCTCACAGTGTCCACCGGCTTTTGTTCGGGCGGGTGTCTACATGCACCCAGCCCTTGGCCCGGCCTGCCTTGACCGGGTAGCGGCCCACGCCGCCCCAGCCGGGCATCAGGCTTTCAGCGTAGGCGGCAACGGCCAGCGGGTCGGTGTCCTGCACCTGAATGTCTGCAGCGCGGCCCAGCAGGTGCTGGCTGGATTTTGAGCCGCCCACCTTGGTGTTGTGGCTGGCCGTGCGGTAGCCGCTGGTGATGGTCACCGGCTTGCCGAAGTGCTCCCGGATGCACTGCAGCAGCACCACAAGGCCCTCGTCAATGAGGATGGTGTCGGTGCCGTCGCGGCAGCGGAACTCACGCACACGGAATGCGGGAGAGAGCTGCTTTGCACCGTCCGTTTTCAGGCTGTACTGTTTGATTGCCATATGTATCACGTCCTTTCACGGGGTCAGGCCCCGATTTTCACGTTCTCTTCCAGCTCCTGATCTGCCTTGTCCTCAGCGTCCTCCTTACTGCGTGATTTCCTCAAAGCCGCTCTTGATAAGAATTGCCTTGACCTTTTCCTTCAGCAGGCGGGGGCAACGCTCGTACAGAGCCTTTGCGTCCTCCACGGTCTCAGCGGACATGATTTCCTGCGCCCATAACATAGCCATCATAAGTACCATCCTTTCGATTTTTTGTGTGATTTTATGCATAGACAATCTCGCTCATTTCAAGCAAGCATTGCTTGAGCATCTCGTTTTCTTTTTGCAGTGCCTTCACCGTCTTGGGCAGTTTCTCCCGCTCTTCGGCATCCTTCTTCGCCTGCTCCTGTGCCGCAAGCTCTTCGGCGGTGTAGCGGATGTATCTCTGCACCGGCACCTGTTCGGTCCATGCGGCCTGCGCAGGCACGCCCGGCACGTCGATGACCTTCCGCACATCCCTGCCGCCGTTGGGATACTCCGCTACGGTCTCGTAGTGGTTCACTTCCTCCACGCCTTCCACGGCGGGGTGCTCCACCGGCTCGGTGCCGCCCACCAGATACCCCAGCGTCAGGTCCGGGTTTTCCATGACCGCGCCGGTCTCGTCAAGGATCTTCATTGTGTCACCTCCATGGGGGTCACATATTTGCCGATTCGCGAGTAAGATACTTTTCCGTCAGGACTTTCAGCCGACAGCATCCACTGTCCACCGGTCTTTCCGGAGTCACGGCGGTCTACTTTTACGCACCCATTTTCGTCCAGCTGCATCGGGGGCACAAAGCTACCGTCGCTGCGCCGCAGGTGGAGTCTGATTTTGCAGGTTTTCCACTCTTCCGGGATGGCAAAGTGCAGACTGGTCGGGTGACCCTCACTGCCAAACTGCAATGTTGCCACAGTGTCAAATGTCACAGGGATCATCGTTCAAAACCTCCTTTCTCATGCCACGCGGTGCCAGATGTAAACATAGTAGGCGGCGGGCTGCACGGTATCGCTTGCACCGTAGATCGGGTTCGAGCGGGAAGCGTCAAAAGTGCGGTTATGAATGCTAAACCAATCACCATTGTCTCCACCGCCGTGCCTGTTATTAGTGTTATAGTATTTACTCCCAAAAGCCCCATCACTACTTGGAGTGGACATGGACAACACGCCGCCATTGGCCGTACCCGTGATGTTCGGCAGTCCGGCATTCACGGTGGTGCCCGCTTTGTGGCTGCTGCTGGCACCCATCAGCACGCGCTCCGATGCGATCTGCTCCCATGTGCCGCCAAACAGGGCGGCAGGGCTGGTGGGGTCGGTGCTCTGGTAGATGCTGCCCACCGGGTAGGCAGCGGAGCTGGGTGCGGCCAGCAGAGCATCGACATCTTCCTTTGTATAATAGGAAGAAAAATCGGCACCGAGGGTGCGCAGGGCGTTTGCCTTTTCGGCAGCGGTCCATTTCCCGGCGGCTGCGGCGGTGGTCAGAGCCTTCTTCACGCCATAAGGCAGCAGGGCTGCGGTCAGCGGCAGAAGCGAATCCGTCATGCTGTCCAGCTGTTTGCGGGCAGCTGGTGCGGTGATCAGGGTTCCGTCGCTGCGCACGTTGATGCCGCAGGCAGGGTCCACCCGCACTGCGCCGGGGGCCGAAGCCGTGGGCACCGTGCTGCTGCGCAGGTAGGGCGACAGATCCGGCATGGCGGCAGTATCGGTCAACACGGCCCCGGTGTT